GTATCAAGTCCTTGCATTTCATCATCAGAGATTTCATGCATGTTCTTTTTTGTGATTTTCGACGCAGGAACTCTAAAGGCTAATTCAGTCTTAGGTTTATCCATACCATCTTGTATAGGTTTGAAGAAGAAAGGTAACCTGTTCGCTATAGGAACAACCTTATCCGTAAACATCTTCTTAGCATCAGAACCGGTCTTAGATAAAATACCTACCCTAGAATCTTTTGCTAACGTACCTACATTGACCGACTCAGAAGACCCCATGAAGGAAAATCCTGAACGTCTAATCTTAAGGTATGTCATACCAAATGAACGCTTATCAGCCTTACATGCTTCCCAAAATAAGAAGAAAACTCTGTTAGCTTCTCTGTAGTCAGGGTATCCAATATCTATACTTGTCCATTGAAGGTACATATAATGAGAACCTGTGACAAAAGTAGGCTCACCTTCATTCATAAACCAATAACCTTCGTCTCTTCTATCAAACTCTCCCTCTATGTAGTCTACCCACCTATCCTTAAACACAGAAGGCATGTCATTCCATTGAAAGATAGAATTAATTTTCTGCAACTCTTTAGGAAGACCTTCTCTCTCCCAATACTGAAGAGATTTAGTTTTATGTCTTTGTGGCGTGATTTTTGGTACGGGAGGTAGCCCTATTTTCAGTCCTGATATTTCAATTATCTGACCTACTTGACCTGTCTTTGATATATTAACGAAGTCATATTGCTCGTTATACCCGTATAACCAAGAACGCCCACTGTTCTTTTTAGAAAGCGGGGACTTTGGGATGTAGTCTTCGACTACTCTGCTTAAATTACTTTGACCTTCGTTCAGCAAATCCTTGTTTTGTATCAGTTCTATTAGGACCTTGTGCCTCTAACTTTAAAGTATCCTGCTCATCGTCAATACGTTTAAGTATCTCAAACGCGTCGAATATAGAAAGCTTCTTAGAGGCTGCAGCATTCTTAAGCTTGTCAGCAGCTAAGGCATCCTCAGGGTCAACCTTCACTATATCTTCTTTGGCTACCTTAATGAGCTGTTTTACAGCCTTGTAGCCTGCTTCTATTATCTCCTTCCTTAACTCTGTAGAGTCCATCATAGCTTCTTTAAAAAGATTACTTGAACCAATCTTGGCTCGTACTCCTCGCTAAAATTATCTACGAGGTTTCTAGAGTGCTTTTCTATCGAATCAAAGTAACACATACGATTGAAACGATAATCAATAATGGTATCACCTTCCTTGGTGTAAATTGTAGTTCCTGCTCCATCAGGAAACGAATCGTTAAGGTAAAGTAAAACAGTTACGTCCCCCATCATTTCATCTGTATGGATGAAGTTAGGTTCGTGTTGTTTGTGTGGAGATATTCTAACGAAGTTGTATGAGACTGAATAACCTTTGAATTTTGTTAGGACGTGCCTCTCAAACTCGTCATCATCTCGTGGCTGAATACCTTTAAATTCTGACACTCCATCAGATATATTTAAAAACTCCTCCGATAAAATACTCTTAACGTACTCTGTAGGATTTGATAGAACATCATCTATCAATCCTATCATTATACTTCCATAGTTATCTGATGGTCAAAGACTCTGTAAAGAGTTTCGCCATCTATTATAAATTCATACTCACTTTCAGGAGAGAAGCCAACCCTGTCACCCGGTTTTACGTCTTGAGACTTGAGGTAATCATTGGGGTATACCATCTCTCCCATGAGTGGTTCGTGCTTACACGATTTATCTATAAAACTATCTAGAACTTCAATTGGTCTAACGAAACAGTACCTGTCATGGCTATACCACTGACCGTCTTGCTTGTATAGGTAAAATTGCTCGTCATCTACAAAGAATAAGTCATCCTTAAAGAAGCTTTTACCGCTCTTTCGGTTACCTTTAATATCGTTATAGAACTTAAATACGTTATGGTGTACGATTAGGGTATCCCCAATCTTAATCTTTCCGATATAGCCTAAAGGTGTTTCAATAACAGTAGCGTGTCTATTGGAAAACTTAGATTCCTCCTCAGAGGTGTTAACTATAAACTCCATCCCACCAATTGTCTTGGTGTTGTTATACCTCTTACCCTTTATAGGTTTAACTATAAAATTATATGGCGATTTCATTACGACCCACAGGCTTCGCAGTCCTCATCATCTATACTACAAGCTACGGGTTGTTCTTTCTCTTCTAAATCATTAATCCAATTATCTAAATCAGTAGATTTTGGAGTGGTATCGGTGTTCTTGTTGTTCATCCTAGAAGTTTATGTTGTACTCAATTGATATTGGAATGTAAGGGTTAAATTCCTTCCACAAAACTATAACATCACTCTTTATAATCCAAACTTTTAGGGATAAAGTTTCCTTATCTCTTTGTATTAGATGTATTTTGTGTGAAGAACCAAGTATGTCCTGCCCCACGATGTAGTGCATAGCCCCTGACTTATAGTCAGGTCCGACTGAAATCTTTCTAATATCCATTATTGATGGGATTTATAGAGATTAATTTATTTTATGTATAGAGATTGAAGAAGCAGGCGAATCACTTCCGGATAAAGGACCTGAGCCGCTAGCTCTAACGCTAGACAAACCACCCGCATTAATTCCGCTTGAATCTCTTAAGATGAAGAACTCCAAATAATCTCCCGCCACAGCTTCAAACAAAAATGTCTGAGAGTGATTCATTATATTCTTCTCCGTGCCATTTAAAGGAATACTATAACCTGAAGGAAGTTCAAGCATAACACCATTCTTATACGTGACAAGGAATAGAACTGAACGGTCAGTAATCCGACCTAAGTCACCAAACATAGCTGCATTATACTCTACATTATACCACGAATCAGTATTGAATACAACACGTCCACTACCCGACAACGATACGTCTAAATTAGCCTGAGCTACACCAAAATTGATTCCCGTTAAGGTATCTAAAGCCGTTGGCTCTATAGTTGAATCAGTGCTTGAAGCATCTAAAGATAACGAAAGCGTTGTCTTCTGAATCAAATCCGATATAGACCCAACCGTGAAGTTTTTTGTTGATAGATTGTCATTAGCATCCGTTCCAATTAACTTGTCATATAATGAAGGGGCTACCGTTGTGTACGAGCTTATCTTTGGCATAACTTATTTTGTTTCAGGTGGCTTTATCTCTCCTGTCTCAATGTTGATTACAGAATCCTTGCCGTATTTGTTTATTAGTAACTCTTCTTGCTTTGATGACTCCTCTCTTAAGGATGTCATTTTACTAATAAGCGCTTGCTGTTGAAGAACTGTTTCTCCTAACTGCATCTTGCACTTATTAAATTCTTTCACTGACCCTTGAAGGGTTTCTAACTCTTGAGTAGTTAAATTTTGCATTTGATTAGATTTTGTTTCCACAAAGATAGGGATTATTTCTTTCTAATCTTCTCTATAGACCTTCCGGCGAAATACGCTCCATACACAGTTATAAGAAGGGTTTGATATATAGGCTTATAAGCGTCATCCATAATGAAGCTACCTACATTGCCATCCAAGAACGATAACACAACTAGTATAAAGGTTAAGAAAATAAGAGTAAAGGGTCTAACGTTTTTGGATAACCAATTGTCAGACTTCATGTCTGCCTCCCAACGTTTAGTGACTTCTTCTTGAGCCTTCACTTCGGCGTTAATAAGGATTTCTTTTATAGCCTTTTTCGCTTCTAACCTTTCCTCGTCAGATGTTGTCAGGTTGTCTAGGATACTTCCTACACTACCTAAAATGTTCCCACCTAGTATGTCTAAAAACTTACTCATTACACGTCTGCGTATCTATATTTGGTATCATTGTCTTCGTCTTTATAAGCTTCAAGGACTTGCTTTCTGTTAATCCTTTTAGCTAGAGAGATATGAATCCAAGAGAAGTCAAACTCATTAATCATTTGGTCAAACTCAATACCACTATCTAGTATCCATCTGTAAATCTCTTCATTGCACTTCTTACCATCTTTCCAAAACTGAATATCAAGCGCCTCACCTTTACAATGTTGGCTTTTACGGCTACCGCCAATAGCACGATTGATTGACGAGTTACGAAAACCACTACTAATCCTGATAGGACCAAGAGCGTCACGAAGAGGCTGTAAAAGAATATCAACAATACGTTGTAAGTTTTCCAAATGTTTTTCGGTTGGCTCATTCTCTATACCTAATCTCTTTGCTGCGTTACTATTAGTTATCTCAGATAGTAAAAAGTTTTTGCTTAATCTCATTTTTCTTTAATTTGGTTAGAAGCTAAAAGTAGCTCTATATGCTGAAGCTTTGTAGCTATGTCAGCTAAAAGAACCTTTAACTCCGTGTCGCTCTGCTCTAAATGATATACCTTACTCTTCAGCTTAGTAACCTCATTATTTAAGTTGACCCACAATCCGAATGCCGAAGCAAGCACCACCATAGTTGCGAGTAATAAATGTATCATGTTTATAGTTAATTCCATTGCGTTATTTTTTTGCAAACTTCTCTGCTCCCGATATTCCAAACGACCCAAGTACAACCCAAACAAATGAGTCGTATATAAATTTATTTACAACGAGTTCTATACCTAGCCATCCTGTAGCTATGTCAGCTACCATAATTAAGCACATGACCGCAAAAGCCATGAAGCCTACTATAGCTTTCTCGTTCCAATTATTATCGTCTCTAAATATTTCCACGTCTAGTTAATTGATTCTTGATTCTCTTTAATTAATTCCATAGCTTCCTTGTTTGTCATAAGGCAGTTACTAGGATAATCTAAGGTATCACCTAAAGCTAATAGAGCTGAAACTTCACCACCCAACCACGAACAATCAAGTTCTAGGATGAAATGTTTAGAATCATCTATATTAAGCTCTATAACGCCTCCGAATTTAATTCTGTTGTCTACACCTACATCACTAAAGGTAGTGTCTAAGACTTCAGTTAAAACCCCTTCATCGTCATATACTTTACGAGAGTACTTACCTTCCAACTCAACAGGTATCAATCCGTTGTACGTTACCTCGTTTAGGCATATAAATATATTCCCTTGCATAGTTATTGTTTTACACCTAAGAACGAATGCTTAGGGTTTGATGTTACTATTGCAGAATCTGCCCAACCTTCCGGGTGTTCTGATAAACCATTCCAAAGAACATCTACCGCATGCATTGTAGACATCACGACATCGGTAAGTTCCTCACCTTCATCGTCGTAAGTAGCCTCAGCCATAACCAAGTTACCTAGATGGACTACTGCATGTTTGTGAGTTGGGTGGTCGTTACCCTCTTCATCCGTTGCAACACCTAAAGCTACAATTTTTTCTAATGCCTCTTCTTTACTTTCAAACTCGTACTTTCCTACCATGTTATAGTGTTGTTAATGTTATTAATTCTGCGTCTGTTAATGCTTTTTTATATACTCTTAAGTCTTTTAATCTACCTTCAAAGGCTTTATTGCCGTCATAGTTTGAAAATTCAAGTGTATTTATACCTGACAAAATAGACGTAGATGTATCGGTATCAACTTCAATACCGTTTATCCACAAAGCAGCGTCACCCTCTTTGAATTTTACAGCTATCTTTAAAGAATCTGTTTGATTGTAGCTTGAGGATACTAAATTCCCATTAGAACCGGTAAAACCTTTGATGGTGCTAGCTAATATGTCCCACTCGATACTGACTCTGTTTGTTATCGTACCGTCAGATAGTGTTATGCGGCAATCCGCTCCATTTACAAGCGTAGATGCTTCCACATACAAAACACCCTCGTTGCTATTAAAGTCTGTAACAACTCCTCCGTTATCGCACATCTCTGCCGCTCTAGTAGCTATTGAACCGTAGGTTGGTATGTATGAGGTCGCATATGGAAGAGCTTCTAATTGAGCTCCGTACACGTATAACCCCGAAACTCCATCTCCTTGATAATAACTAGAAGCGCCGTCACCTATCATTACTTGAACCACGTAATTAGAAGTTGTAGTTACTGCTGCCGTAAATGACTTTGAACACCTATACCACCCGTCACCCATAGGCTTAATGCTTCCTATTCCTCCTACAACCTCTCCATTAGATAAGTCAAACCAAGTCGTAGTATCCGTTCCTCCATCATAATTAGTTAGAGATAGATGGTCTCTACTTTCTTTTTTTGCAAACACACTAAGTGTATAGCTTTGTCCTGCGGTTATTGAAACGCTAGAGTATGATAATCTATGTATAGACAATGAATTGCTTTCAATTAACTTGCTAGCACTCATGTCTCCGCTAGGGGATGTGTACTTATTATTAATTAAGCTAGATTCGTAATTACCCCATGGTGATGGTTCGAAGTAATTACTTTGATTAAGAATGTTAGTGCTTTGAGGCTCTAGCAGTAAAGCTCCATCAGTGTACTCACTAAAGTCTATCCTAGGGTATTCTTCTAAGACTTCTTGTAGCCTAACATTATCAATAGTAACCTTAGTTTCAGCTAAGTATCTTTTAATAGTAAAACTACTACTAGAAGTTTTAGTCCACTCAAAAACCACCTCTCTATTAACACCTATAGTATCAGTTTCTAAGTATACATTACTAGCTTGTTCTACAACTAAATTTTTCCCGTTAGTTTCCAATACATCGTAAGTGAATTTATAGGTTAAACCTAGTATTCCCACGTTTACTGATGATATATAAGAATTAGCATTACTTTGCCCTATATTGTTAATCTCAGCACCACTTAAATTTAACGAAGAATTACTAAATACCCAATCATCTTCACCATCGCTAAAATCACCATTAACCACCAACTCAACCCCTTCATCAACCAACTCAATTAACCCTTGTCTGTTAACCGTAGTTCCTGACGAAGCTCTTGAGAAGTCAAAAGGTATAGCTGCATACCTGTTCTCTTCGTTTACAACACTACCTAGTATGCTACCCGATTTAGTAGCCCACTTTCCGTTACCTAAATTTACACTTGGATTCTCCATTATATTACTTTATATTCTAATGAGTTAGACATTGATTCGTAACTACTGTATGACGGTCTAGTAAGTAACACCAACTCATCATCTGTTAATGCTGTTCGATAAACTCTTAAGTCTTTTATTTTTCCTTGGAAATCATAAGAGCCATTAAGGCTGAAATCTAAGTTATTTAGCGTTGAAGCAGCGAATGTTGTAAATACTAAATCTTCAGCCCCTTTAATTCCATTAATCCAAAACTCTATTCTGTCAGTTTTCCAAGCTATTGCGAGTTTATTGTAAATAGTAGCATCTGATAGAGGAAAAGATAATGCATTAGACGATGAAGATACAACGACGTTGCAATAAATTGTATTTGCAGAAACATCAAAATATAAACTAACCCTATTATCATCAGTGCCATCTGATAATTGAATCAAACGTAATCCTCCATAATTTGACAAAGCAGCCATATCAGCATACAACACACCTTCTATGCTATTAAAATTACCAACTTGACCTCCGTTATTACACGTATCTGCTACTCTAGTAACACCTGATGCGTTACCGTAGTTTGGGATATATGAGGTGGCGTAGGGTAGAGCCTCTAGCTGAGCTCCGTATATGTAGACACCGCTCGCTCCGTTACCTTGGTAGGTGTTAGAACCGCCTAATGCAGTGTCAATGTACAGCTTAGCATTACCTCCTGCTATAGCATTACTCTTAGAAGTAAAAGAACATCTAAACCATCCGTCTGAAAGAACCTCTATTAGCCCATCCTCTGCTTCACTTCCTAATATTACGGATTTAGTCTTTAAATTAAAGTAAACATCTGTTGCTGAATTAAAATAATTAGCTAAAGTAACTCTTACCTCATCTCTTCCATAAGATTTAACGTAAATAGAAACGTTATATTTACTTGAAACCACCGTCAAACCACTCACTTCCAATCTATGATTCCCATTATTAGAACCCTCAACTAACTTATAAGCGTTTAAAGCTCCATCAGGTGACGCAAAACCCTGTACGACATTAGAGCCACTCTTCACCCAATAACTATTACTAAAACCCTCACTATACTTAATCAAATTAGTACTTTGAGGTTCTAATAATAAAGCTCCGTTCACATCATCACTAAAGTCTATCCTTGGATATTCCTCTAGGACTTCTTTTACTGATATGTTTGAGATTGAGCCTATAAAGGATTCTATGGAGTATATAAATATCTTGTTATTTATCAAAAAATCGGTATACGTATAAGTCCCATTAGACGTAACCTCAAAGAGTACGTCAGCACCACCACCACTATAAACCCTTACTTTTCCGCTTTGATAATCTGATATAGTAAATGTTATTTGTTTTAGAGCGGTATTAACCGTAGATAATGGTTGTTGCACTGCATCACCATTAGTACCGTCACATGTTGCTTTTCCATTTGATATAGCCCACCCCGCTCCTGTAGTCCAATAAGTTCCTGCCGTACTAGCAGCTTGTGTACCTGTCAATAAGAAGTTACCATCAACAACCAACTCAGCCCCTTCATCCACCAACTCAATCAACCCTTGTCTGTTAACCGTAGTTCCTGACGAGGCTCTTGAGAAGTCAAACTCCACAGGGCTGACGTTCTTGTTTATGTTGTCTTCGTAACCTAGTATCCCACCTGATTTGGTAGACCACTTGTTGTTACCTAAATTTACATTTGGTTTCCCCATTATATTGTGTCGTATTGTAAATCGTTAGTCATTACATCAAATGTTGAGTATAATGGTTTTGTTAAATCGTATAACTCTGTATCTGTTAATGCTTCTTTGTAAACCTGAACTCCTCTTACTTTTCCGTAGAAAGGGTCTGTAGTCCCATTGTGTAGCGATAAATTATTTAAACCTGTTGGCACAGCCGCTGCTGAAGACGCTGATACCTCTACTCCGTTACTCCAAAATGAGTAATCACCTGATTTATATTTTAAAGCCACTTTATTGTAGTCTAATATCGATGATGCGACTATTGAGGCGCTAAATATTAAAACTCCTCCATAAAAAACAACACACTGAATTTTATTAGACTCTGTTCTATATCTAATAATAACTGAATCACCCGATGTTCCATCGTTTATAGATATACACCTTAGAGTTAAGTCATCACTTAGTGCCGCTATATCAGCGTACAACACACCCTCTGCACTATTAAAGTCATTTACAGTTCCACTGTTAGTACATAGGTCAGCTACTCTAGTTACTGTAGAACCTTCAACAGCCGGTAGCATTAAACTTGTTGCGTAAGGCAAAGCTTCTAGTTGTGCTCCGTATATGTAGACACCGCTTGTTCCGTTATTAGTAATATTTACCCCGTTTGAATCAACTCCTGTGAATAATTGAATTTGATAGTTCGACGCAGTCTTGTTGTAGATAGAAACTCTATACCATCCATTAGGGTGTTTCTCTATAGAGTAATTATTTATTGAGTCACTTGACTTAGATAGTGCACCTAAGATTAAGTCAACTACAACTACGTATGCTGCGTTACCCACACTAACATAAGACAACTCCCCTTTCTTTAAGAAAAAGCTATTAGTTTTTAATCCTGTAGATGCTGTTAATGAAATATAACTAGACCCTGCGGCAACACTTGGAACTAACTTATAAGCATTTGAAGTTCCATCAGGTGATACAAAGCCTTGCACTTCTTTTATGGAGATGTTGTCTATTGTTGCGGAAAACCCTGATACTACTATGTAAAGATTTTGAGTACTGTTTACTGTTGGATTATGATAAAATACGTGACTCCCATTAGAATCTATAGCTGTGTTTGGAACACTTTCACCTCCTATCTGAAGTCTTGAAATGCTACCCGATGTCCAACCACTAATGTCAATAGTTATTTTATATGTTTTTGTATTATTAAAAACAACGCTATTTTGTTGTAAATTAGAAGAAGTCGCTGTTGCTATAATATTATTAGCTCCATAAGCCCAACCTGCTCCAAAACCCCAATTCGCTGTGCTACCTGCAAATCCTCCGTTTAAAATTACTTCATTAGTAGCCGTACTAGCATCACCCTCAATACTAGCCTTACTCTTAGCCCAATAATTATTAGGGAATGATAAAGGGTATGTTATAAGGTTAGTAGACTGCGGTTCTAAGAGTAACGCAGGACATGTACCGTCGGAATAGTCCAACCTTGGCACATTGACTGCCGTCTCCTGAATTAAGCCGTTAGAAGCCTCCTTATTGGCTACAGTAGCTCTAGAGAATGTAAAGTCACCATCACCATCACTAGGCTTGACGCTATACACCTTCCCCGCCTTAACCCCGTTTGGGGTCATAACTATACTTGCTTTGTTAAATAAACCCATTATGCTAAATTATCTATTGTTTCTATTAGACAGCTCTCAGCCTCGAATGTTCCTCCGTCTGCTAATACTCTAGCCTTAAATGCTACGTTAGCTCTCTTAAATGGCAAGAAGTAGTTGTAGTTAAATGAAATCTCTTCAGGCGTTAGTACATCGCAGTATATTATCACATCGTCGATTATACAGTCTAGCCAAATAGAAGAGCTGTTTGAATAATTACTTATCTGAAACTTATCAAATAAACTCAAATCTATACCTGTAAATGTATAGAAATGCCAATCACCATCGGTTATCTTAGTTGAAGTTACTGTAGAGTTATCATCGGCATATTGAGTTACCGTACCTGAAGCAGAGTCATTGTAGAAATCACCACTACCATTCCAAGCACCTAAGTAATTTGTTGTGGAAGTTTCGTTAAATAAAACAAATGAAGTTGTTTTAGTATTCTTCATCCAAAACTGAATTGACCCATTCGTTATAGCGGTTAAGTCACTTGACATATCCACCTCACCATAACCACTACCATCCAAATTAAATCCACCCTCTCTTAGCCTAAGTCTATTACCTAGGACGTCAAACCCTACGTTATTAGGGTTCTGTACGAGTGTAGCGTTCGATGCAGCTGAACCGTTAGTTCCGATGTATGAGTTTGGAATTAAGGATTCTTCTATTTGCCACCCTACGACTCTAAAACCTTTAGCTGATTGAGTCGTGTATTTAACTATTCCGTTATTAGGTAAATTAGTAGTAGTAGTATCTGCTGTTTTGGATACTCTCCAAACATTACCTCCTACATTAGTCGAAGTAGTGGACAACGTAGTCCCTACTGTTCCTCCTATAACCATAGAGAAATCACCTGACACGCTATTTATACCTATGTTTGGTTCACTTAAATCGTCCATAATAATATAGAACGATAAAGTAGCATCAACACTAGAGGGAACGGTAGCTCCGTATCTATATCTATCTACTGAATTGTCTCCAAACCTTGTGCAGTTAGTGAAGTTAGCTCCTGAAGTGTTACCCCAAGTAAAACTCTCGTAGGTAGCTCCACTAGCAGCCCCCTCATTAGCTATAGGCTCACTAAATAGATACAAATTACTCCCCTTACTCCAATCCTGCATACCCAATTGAGGGATGGTAGGTTGTTGGTCTACCCAAGTCGCTCCGAGAATGTCACCATCGTCTGCTTTGACTTCTTTTACTGAGATGTTAGAAATTGAGCCATTAAAATCATCTGATGGACTTATTCTTAAAACATCATTTGATGAACAAACACCTGTAAATACGTAAGTACCTTCTGATATATATTCAGGACTATCAGTTGCACCAATTCTAACCTTAACATTACCACTAGTAATAGCGTTAATTACGACCCTAATAGTATAAGATGTACCTATAACGAAAACACCACTCTTAGAGAGTGAGTAATTAGTTTGTGAACCTACCACCGTTCTAGTCGCTAATCCGTTACCAATCACAGCCCAATAAGTTCCTATTGACCACCAATCTGTACCTTCAAAATCACCATTAGTAACCAACTCAGCCCCTAATCCTGTACTATCATAAGCTATTGAACCACTACCCTCACTTAAAGCGTAGTAAGCCGATAGATTCGATAAGGTTAAAGTCGTATCAGGGTTGTCCGTTACGAGAAGGTTAGGGTTGTTATAATCGAAAACTACATCGTCAAACTCTAGTTTAGCATCGTAAACTTCTACATCAGAGACTTCACCTCTAAGGTAGCCACCGTTATAATCACCACCTCTACCAATTGAAAAATTAGATGTGTAAGTTCCTACAACCGTAGTAATAGAACTTGTAGTAGAGACAGAAACTCCATCTATATATATATCAAGCGATAAATTAGACCCCGAACCACTACGTACCACTACGTATCTATGCCACGCGCCATCTCTAACATCAGGTATTGTTACGGACTTAGAGTAAGCATTATTCCATAGCACCTTAAATGTAGTGTTGTTTGAAAACCTAACCAATAAAGTTCCCCAAGCGCCGCCTGAGGTCATACTACCAAGTATGTTTGAATTAAGCATATTCGCTCCTGAATCTACCTTAGACCAAAAAGCTACAGATACTACATCTGAATTTATTGTATCAACAACACCACAATCAACATAATCATTCCCACCAAAACTAAGAGCCTTACCTGTAAACAACTTCGCATCGTTCGAGTTGGTCGATTTGTCTTTAACGAATTGAGATACTTCTTTTACTGTTATGTTGTCTATCTCTACATAATTATTAGAATCATTAGCAGTATCAGCAATACCTATATACATAGTGCTTGAAGTTGCTACAAATGTAGTTGTAATTGTTCCTGTGGATTGATATAAAGTTATAGTTCCTACACTAAGGTTTGAATTAGTTGCGACTCTTAAATTAGCTGTTCCTCCTGAAGCACTATCTACATTAATAGTTGCAACTACTTGATAAGTAGAGCCATTATTTAAGCTTAACTCTTGAGATACGCCATACGCACCATTTGAATTAGCAGTAGCTCTAAGTTCATCATCATTAATAGATAGCGTTGTATTCGGGTATGCTACACTCCACCCTGTAATTCCATCGCTAAAATCACCATTAATAACCAACTCCTTCCCTATGACGTCAGACTTAGTGAAGTCAAGCCACATCTTTAGGCACGCCTTTATGATTGGAATAATCGTTCCTTGACCTATCAGTCTAGCTACCTGTATTACATTAGATATAGATATTTGCATGTTTTTACCAAAGAGCTATAATGTTAGTAGCAGTAGAGGTAGCGTTTACCCTTAAAACCTGTACAGGAATAAATTGACCCGCAGGCATGCCCTTTAATGATACAATATCACCACCGGTTGTCATGATGTCAACGTTACCCGTTCCACCACAATACAACACACAACCATTACTAGGGTTGTCTTTCTGTGAATAGACCGTGTATGCCGTTGCAGCAGGTACAGCGATAGTTACCAATAGTGTAGTTGCATTAGATACAGCAGTCACCTTAGCAGCTACCGTTCCCGCGTACACAATGTCACCCACGTTTACTCTGTTTACAATGAAGTTACCCGTCGAGTCAATAAGACTTAACGTATTAGCTCCCGTAGTTGTTCCCGCCTTAGCCACAACAGCCACGTTAGGTATGTTAACCGTATCACTTGGTATCACAGCTAGAGCTCTACCCGCTTGTAGTTTTTGATATGCCATTACTTATCTTCTTTTATGTAGGGAAATACCCTGTTTAATGTTTCTTTTCTCTTACCACAGCCGCAATCTTTACCCGTAGCCTTAGAAATAGCCTCAGTGACAGCCTTTATGCCCGTAACCTTAGTTATCTTCTCTACCGTATCGCCTAAACCTGTTGATTTCATTTGCTGCAAACCTTAGATGCTAACTTATTAGATGCTTGAGGAGAATGACCTTTCTTCTTGAAAGCATCATAAGCCTTCATCCCTTTCTTACACATAGGCTTAGTGCCGAACTTAGACATACCTAACGGATTCTTTAAATCTCTAGACATACTACTTCTTTTTCTTCTCACTAGCTAGGTAGTAAGCCCTAACTTCGTCATTAGATGGTTTCTTCTCGTTCTTACCGTACTGAATGTTCCAAATACTAGCATCACCACCACTCTTATCAATAGCTTTCTGCCACTTAGTCTTCTTTGGTGGGTCAAACTTAGACCCCGATAAAGGGTTCTTTAAATCTCGTGCCATAGTATTGTTTTGTTTCTACAAATATAGTTAATATTAATTTAACTAGGTCTGTTTACAATTCCATACCTTTGTCATATAAAATCAAATCAAATGAAAGACGATTACCTAAAGTATTGGAGAGTTATACGCTACTTCGTTAAGGCAAAGTACAAATTAAGTCAGTGTGATTTAGACATGATACTGTTCCTTCACTCCGAAAAGCATTTCGATAAAGCCAAGTTCACCGAGTTTGACGAATTACTACGATGGGATGTGTGTAGATTCGAACGTCTAAGAAAGTTAGATTGGATAAAGGTGTTTAGAAAGCGATGCGGACCTACAAAAACAGTCTACGTACTCTCATATAAAGCCAATAGACTAGTTACGTCTATATATAAAAAGCTAAGTGGCGAGGAAATCCCCACCACTCAAGCTAATAACCCTATGTATGCCAAGAATGTAAAGTATTCCGACAAGGTGTACCGTAATTTTATTAAAGAAATGAATGCAGCTACAAAACTACTACGACATCGCGCTCCTGAATAATAGTAAACTGCTCATTCTCGATGAACATAGAGTACCCGGCTGTACTATCGTAGTAAATAACATCATCTGATACTATCACTTCTACTAAAGTACCCGGCTCTGCTACTATAGCCTTCTTATATCGTATATCCTTTACGTCATCATGAGAAAGTAAGAGGCCTGACTCAGTCTTAACCTCTTCCTTTATCTCTTTAATCGCGATGTATTTTCCTATTGGTCTCATAGTTGTTCAATTCTATATTTTAATATGCTTAAATAAGTATTCATCGCTGATGCCTGAAGCTTCATTAGCTCCCTTTGGTTTCTGCTAACTGCCATAGCGGCGTCAGAATCTAGAAAATCCTTCAACTTAACCAACCTATCCTCTAGCTCAACCTTCTCTGTGTCTAATCTTGACTTGAAATCACTCATATCTTAACCTTTTGTGTCATAACTACGTGCCATTGTGACAATAGCGTTAGTACTTAGTAACGTAATAGCTACCGAAACAGAGTTTTGTAAGGCATTCTTAGTAACCTTCATAGGGTCAATAACACCCATCTTCATTAAGTTACCGTATTTACCGTTCTTCACGTCATAACCATGTCCTTTCTTAAACGGAACGTCCATGTATATGTCGCTATACTTTAATCCTGCGTTAAATAAGATGGTCTTAATCGGTGCAAGTAATGATTTCCTCATTATAGAGTAAGCCGTAAGCTTCTCCTTAGACCAATCTTGATTGCTAGATAGTAACGTAGAGATGTTTTGTAGAGCCAATCCACCACCCGGTAGAATACCCTCCATAGTAGCCGAACGTACAGCACACACAGCGTCATCTACTCTATCAAACAACTCTTTATGCTCCATGTCAGTCTGACCGCCGACGTAAATTACACCAACACCACCGGTTAATGAAGCTATCCTAGATAGAATGAACTCACGCTCAACCTTTGTACTAGATGCTGCATGCGCTCCGTGAAGCTGCTCAACGCGCTCATCAATATCTCCTTGTGATACCACCTCGTCATCTTTGATAATGATAGTAGAAGACCTTCCAACGATAGCCTTCTTAGCTTTACCCAAGTCAGTCATCTCCATCAAGCTTAAATCATCACCCGTCTTCTCACTGAAGTACGTAGCCCCAACAGATAAAGCGATGTCATTCATCAACTCATGCTGCTTGTATCCAAAGTTTGGTGGTTGTATAACACATATCTTTAAACCGTTCTTCATAACGTTAGCAGACAACGTGTTTATTACGTTACCCGAACATGGGGCAACTATAAGTAACTTGCTGCCTTCCTTAATAATCGGCTTAAGTATATTCTCAATCTGTAGTATGTTGCTTATCTCAGCGTCGCTGACCAACACATGCACATCCTCAAAGATGCACTCGTCCTTCTTGTGGTTGTTGATAAACAGGTTCGATGAATATCCTCTGTCTACCTTAATCCCCATCGTGGTCTCAAAATGCGTATCTGAAGTCTGTGAACGCTCAACAGTAACAATACCATTTGTTCCAACCTCCTTATATACATCCGCAATTATATTCCCTATCACAGGGTCATTGTTTGCCGAAATTGTGGCAACACTAGCAAGTGTGTCGTTAGTGACCGGCTTGCTCATCTTCTTTAATTTCCCAACCACAACATTTGTTAGCTCAGTCAACTCACGCAATACAAGCGTCTTGTTTAAACCCTCCACCAACTCAGCATCTCCACTACGGACAAACGCGTTCGATAGAACTATTGCTGTCGTTGTACCATCACCCGCAGATAACGCAGTCTTCTCCGCCGCCTCCTTTACGATACGTACCGCAAGGTTCTCAACAGGGTCAAGCAATGCTATCGACTTAGCTACAGTAACTCCATCCTTCGTGACAGTCATTCCCGCAATGTGCTCCTCTGACTCTATCAACACAGTGCTCCCCTGAGGTCCTAATGTGCTGCCAACTGCAGTAGTGATTTTCTCTAATCCCTTGAATAATTTTTCCCTTCCCAATTCCGAGAAGTGTAACTCTTTAGGAGTGTATCCTGATTGACTCATCTTTATTTGATTTGATTTCTACAAAGATAAACCTTTTTATTAAATAAACAAAATGCTGATTTCTTTGGTCGCTCTATATATATATATATATATAATATATATTATTATTATTCTCTCACTGTATTGGATATTAAAATCAACATAATCAACACTAGTCTTGAAACTCAGATAGTTAGCTCAAAATTATCAGCACAAAATCAACATAGAATCAACACATAATGTCGATAATAGCAAAAAAAAGAAGCCGAAGCCCCTTTCTTAAGAACCGAAAGTCACTACCCAATCAGTTCATTCACCAAACACAATGTTATTCTACCCGTATATGTAAACTTATCAATCCCAAAAATAGGATGTATTCACTATAACTGAAGTCGGCATCTGCCCTGTATATAGAAAAGCCTAATGCAAATCCTACCTGTAATCTGTTCTGTAATGTTATCTCGTACATGGGGTAAAGGTAATAAATTTTTTAGATACATAGGGGTCGGAGATTCCCCCCCCGTGTGACGCGCGCCAAGCTCAAAGGAAAG